CATATATTAAATAGAATAACAAACGTGCCTAGAGAAGAACACGCACAGCTTGCATTAAATATATTTAACATAATAACAGATGAGTTACCTAACTTAGAAGAGTTAGCTAAAGAAAGATTGTATGACAGAAATCCTAGAGGTGGACCTACCTTTGATGCAAGAGGAATAGCAAAGGGAAGTTTAGACGAAGGGTTTTATGATAAGTTAAAAGTAGATAGATCATCTGGAGAGGGGACAAAAAACTTTCTGCAGAGACAACTACAAAAATTTAGAGATCGAAGAAATTTGAAATCTAATATTAGAGCAAGTGAATCAATGGACTTAGGTGGAAGGTTTTAATTATGGAACAGCAACAGATGGAATTATTTGAAGATGGTGGACTACGTGATCAGGGTGGTGGTAAAGATCCTGTATCAGGTAACGATGTGCCTGTTGGCTCACTAGAAAAAGAAGTACGAGATGATATACCTGCGATGTTAAGCGAAGGAGAGTTTATCTTTCCTGCTGACGTAGTACGTTATTGGGGATTAGATCTGTTAATGCAGATGCGTCAAGAAGCAAAGCAGGGACTGAAGAAGATGGAAGATATGGGACAGATGGGTAACAGCGAAGAAGCTACACTTCCTGATGACATGCCGTTTAACATGGATGATATAGAAACAGGGGATGAACCTGCGTTTAAGTTTAACGTTGGTGGTCTGGCAGCTGATCCACGATTTGCAACACAGAATGTAAACGTTCCTACATACACAGAAGAAGATAAGAAGAACATGGAAACGGCTGTGCTAAGTGGTATATTTGGTGACATAACCATGAAGCGATATGTCAATGCAGATGGTAAAGTTATATACATACCGTTTATTGGAGACAAACCACAAGCACCTATTCCTGAAGGATATAGCTTAGATGAGTCACCAGTTGTTTCATCCCCATCTACAGCACGAGCTACCACAGATAGTGGAGGTGGTGGTAGCACATACGACCCTGCTCTCACCCCTCTTGACAGGGCATTGCAACAACCAGACATGCCGAAGGTAAAATCTATTGACATAAATAAAATGTCCCCTGAAGAGCTAGTGGCATATTATGAATCGTTTACTAGCCCGATGGCTAGGTTTGCATCCTATGGTGCAGGACTATTGTTTGGTCCTCTTGTAGGTGCAGGATTAGCTTTAGCTCAACAATGGAGCATTAGAAACGGACCTAATAGTTTTGTGAACACAGAGAAAAGACTTGCAGAGTTAATATCTACAGGTAAGTTAAAAGATGCAGGACTAATGAAAAGAATAACAGACGCTAGAAAACGTGCTAAAGAAAATGGTGTAGGACCTGTAAGTTTATTATCCAAGATAGGTGAAAAATTAGGCTTGTCAAAAGGACCAAATACTGATATACTTACACAAGATTTAAGTAATGCTATTAAGAATGGTGTATTACCTAAAAACGCAAAAGAAATCTTAAATCAGAAAGATGCTATCACAGAAGCTTATAAGGATATAGATCCAGAAACTAAGAAGCTCATTGATCAGTATACTGGTGGCAGAGGTATACCTGCTGATCCTGACGCTGACTATTTAGAAGCGAGTGGTGCAGCAACTGCTACATTTCCTGCTGCAACCACTGCAACTAACTATAATTATGGAGAATTAACTGGAAGTCCTTTTGATGATACTGCACAACCTGTACAACCTGCTACAGTTGACTCTGATGCAGATTATTTAAGAGAGAGTGGGGCAGCGACTGCTACATTTCCTGAAAGGGCAAAGGTAGAACAAGCTAGACCTGTTTTTGATGCTAGTGTATTAGGTACACCTGTAACCCCAGATCAATTTGTTCCTGACTACGGTTTTGACGATAAAGCTCAAGAGCAAGCTAGAGAAGAACGAATGAGAGATAGAAGATCTCCTATAACNAAATTTCTTANACCTATAGAAGANGTAGAAACAAAATCTGGTGTGGAGCAAGATAGAAGAATAAAACAAAAACCTGCCTACACAGCAGGGGATGATCCTAGTGCAACTTATGATATTCTTCAGGATGACGATAGAGAAGAAACAGGAACATATGATCCATCATTTGATCCTCAAAGCACCAGTTATCAACCTCCAACTCCTAGTTATGCACAGCCATCGCTTGACACACAACAACAAGCAGATGCTTTTACACAAAGTAAACTATCATCTTTTGATGCATCTCAGCCTGAAAAGTTTTATGGTGGATTCTATGTAGGTGGTGTACCCACTAAACCTATGAAGCCACAGAGACTAAAGAAAGGTGGTTTAGCTAAACCTAAAGTTAAACCAAAAAGAATGAAGAAGGGTGGACTAGCTTCTAAAAAATAAGTTCACAATATGTTGGCTACCTAACTCCCCACTAACATGGCATACAGTTAGCCCTAACGAAAGGTAAGTAAAATGGCAGAAGCAAAAGTAATGGTGGAAGAGACAACACCAAAAAAAGTAATGTCTCTAGCATCTCGTAAATATTCACGAGAAGATAAAATAAAAAAAGACGAAGAGGAATTAAATCAACTAATCGCAGAGCAAAAAGGTGAAGTGACAGAAGAGGTACAAGCAGAAGCTGAACCTACATCTGCAGANGAGAGAACTTTTAAGAAACGCTATGGTGATCTTAGAAGACACTCACAACAAAAGGAAGCTGATCTGCAGGAGCAGATAAACAGTTTAAAAACACAGCTTGATGAAGTTACTAAAAAAGAAATCAGGCTACCAAAGTCAGACGAGGACTTAGAAGCATGGGCAACTAAACATCCCGATGTAGCAGCAATAGTTGAAACTATAGCTATCAAGAAATCTAAGGAGCAATCTAAAGATCTTGAAGACAGGATTAAAAAAATAAACGAAATGCAAGAGTCTGCTACTAAGGAGAAAGCAGAGGTAGAATTACTGAAACTACATCCTGACTTTGTAGAGATACGTGAAGATGATGAGTTTCATAACTGGGCTGAAGATCAACCTAAGTGGGTACAGCAAGCTCTTTATGAAAATGATGATGATGCAAAGTCTGCAGCTCGTGCTATAGACTTATATAAAGCTGATAAGGGTATTACTAAAAAGAAAGCAAGCACATCAAAGGATGCTGCATTTGCTACAAATACCAAAGCATCACGATCTAAACCTCAGACAAATGATCAGTCATCGTATCTGAGGGAATCACAAGTACAAAAGATGTCAGCACAGGAGTACGAGAAACGACAAGAGGAGATTATGGAAGCAATACAGACAGGTAAGTTTGTATACGATGTTTCTGGATCTGCACGATAAAAAAGTTGACATTTAAAAATTTATACATATAACTATGTATAATACGTAAATACATACACATAGCCCCTTTATGGACACCTAAAGTATGTATTTTTATCACAAAAGACAATGCGATGAGACTTACCTAGTTTGTCTAGCCCAGTGTGTACAACTGCACCTAGAATTAAATTAGCCCCGAATCAGAATTGTAATTTGTATCTGTGACCTTGAAAAGTAAGGAGGAACGACTATGGCTTTTCAAACTGCTGCAGGGCATACCAGTTTACCTAATGGTAACTTTAGTCCTGTCATATATTCCAAACAGGTACAGCTTGCTTTCCGTAAGTCATCTGTTGTGGAAGGGATCACAAACTCTGATTATTTTGGTGAGATTAGTCAGATGGGTGATACCGTTAAAATTATCAAAGAGCCAGAGATTACTGTAAAAGAGTATGCTCGTGGCACACAAATCACACCTCAGGACTTGGACGATGAGGATTTCTCTCTAGTTGTTGACAAAGCAAACTACTTTGCATTTAAAGTTGATGACATTGAGGAAGCNCATTCACATGTCAACTTCCAATCTCTAGCTTCCGATAGAGCTGCATATAGACTTTCAGATCAGTATGATCAGGAAGTTTTAGGCTACCTATCAGGTTTCAAGCAGTCTGCTTTGAACACTGTAGCAGGAACAGCTAACACTACCGTCAACGGTACAAAAGCTGTGTCAACTGCAGGATCAAACGAACTACTTGCTTCTATGCTAGTGGACGCTGCCGACTTTAACGGTGGTTCAGCAAACAACTCTATTGTTGTTCAGCCAAGAGGTATGGGTGACGGTGTTAATACCACTGCTGCACATGCTACACCTCTAGCTGTCATCAACAGAATGTCAAGAAAGCTTGACCAACAGTTTGTTGATAAAGAGGGAAGATGGCTTGTAATCGACCCAGTTTTTGCTGAATTGCTAAAAGACGAAGATTCCAGAATTATGAATGGTGACTTTGTTTCTTCAAAGGACGAACTCAAAAATGGAATGATCTTTGGCAACTTGCATGGCTTTAAAGTGTACATGTCTAACAACCTACCTGCGAAGGGTAATGGTCCTACAGGAGCAACTGCTACTGGATCATCACACTACGGAGTGCTTGTTGCAGGACATAGTTCAGCAGTAGCCACTGCAGAGCAAATCAACAAAACAGAGACATATCGTGACCCTGACAGCTTTGCTGACATCGTCAGAGGTATGCA